GATATGTAACATCTTCTAATGATTTAACTATATCGTGTTCCCAGTCAAATAAATAGTTTGTGTTTGGTCTAATTGCATAAAACTTAGTTCCGTTCTGAGACCATATTGCATTATGAAAAGCAGTTCCAATGATTCCAGCCAGATGTGTAGCGTTGTGAGATATCCTTATTTGGTCTTGTAATGGTCTTCCAGACCAGTTAACCACAGCATAACCCTTATCAACAAAGGCTTTCTCTATAGCGTCTTCTACCCATGGTTCAAAGTATCTGTTCTTAAAGTATTGATTTTTGTATAAGCCAGAGTTTTTCATATCCTGGCTCACATTTTTTCTGCTCATAAAAATCTTTTTAGGCAAGTTTTCGTCATCTATTTTGTAATCTTTAAAGTAGTTGGCTAATGCTTTAGAAACCTGTGGGCAATGTGCTTCTGCAAAGAATGGAAACTCACTATTAAAAAATACTCGCTGGTTATCCATCATAATCACAAGATTTTCTATAAAGAAACTTGCGTGATGTATTTCATTTCCCATCATATAGATCTTCTCATCGCCAAAGTCTTCCATGATCTTGCCATGAGCAAACTCTATCAATTCAGACATTGGGTGAAATGTGTAGTTGTCTCTTCCAGAAAATGTCTCTAAAAAGAAAGGCTTTAGGTCTTTAAATATTGACTGGCAATATACAAATCCACCTATAGATTCTTTTAGCCAGTGTCCGTATTGTCTGCCTCCATCTGTAAGGCACATCCAGTAGCCAGGCATTTCGTAATGCTTTGTATTTTTTGCCCAAGGATTAATCCTGACATTCTTAAATACATAGATTGGTAAGTCCTCATTTGGCACTGAGATAACTTCATCATAATATGTTTCAAAGTTAAATATTGGTCGCTCAAATTGATTATTTGGCATTAAAACTCATCCACCTTCAGATCTATCTTACATCCTGCACAAATACCAGACTTAGGCCCATCCTTCTCAAGATGGTCTCTCCATGGCTTATACTTTTCATTTCTGTAGATTTCCCACAGTGGAGCATCATTTACATGAGCCATAATTCCATTCTTGTGCTCAGGTACATCTGATCTTGTATTGCAACAGACCATTACGCTACCATTGTAGTCTATGTACATATTCTTGAATGGTTGTGTACATGCTTTTGTTCTTACATATTCTTCGTTAAATCCCGCAACTTTTTCAGTTCTGGCAGTGCCTTCTACAGCAAAGTTTCTTGCTCTTAAATGTACTACTATGCCATCTATGATTAGGTCGTATTCAATTCTGTGGTTTTCTATGTCAGAAATAACAACATAGTCAACGCCCAGCATCTTTATCTTCTGCTGCATACGCTTCTTCATCTTGGCATGGTCGTATTGCTCATTATTTGCCAGGTACTGTTGAATAAACAACTCATTAAGCCCTGCGTCTCTAAGAGCATAGATATAGTCAAGGGTAACATAATCACCATTTGTATTGGTTCTCAGTTTTGCCTTTGGCAAGATTTCTCTGGCTTGAGAGATACGCTTTAGGATTATCTCTCTATAGGCTAATGGCTCGTTATACCTGCTATAGGTAATTTCCTTGTCATAGTCTATTTCTGCTAACTGATTAAGAATAGATAGATACATCTCTTCTGGCATCACATTATTGTCAGAATGCCTGTCTATAAAAGAGTTAGGACAAAACCAGCATTTTCTATTACAGAAAGAGTAGACTTCTATTTCTATAAGATTAAGTTGGCCTTTAAACCACTTTTGCAGGTCCATATAGAGCGTCCCAATACTCTTTCTCAGCCTGATACTTATCTTCAAAACTTGCAACATGTCTGTAGTCGCAGCATTCGCAGATAGGTCTTCCATCGCTATAGTCAGGCATAGACCAGTATCCGTATTGGACTCTAAACTTAAAATCTGACTTCCAACTATTCTCAGCAAATCCTTCTTGATCCTTTTGAGTAAAGAACCAGTGATCAGGCTCTGCAAACTGCATGAATAGTAGTGTTACATACTTGTCTTCATCTTCTGTAGGATATTCTGGTCTCCAGTGCATATGGTCATTGCCAGAAAATACAATACATTGATTAGGTGCTTCATCAAAAACTTTATCATCTGCAACTAACTGCCAATCTACTGTTTTGTCTATGCAAATATCTAATGAGTATTGGCAAGCAGATTGATCAACATGCTTCCATAGTTGTGGCTTAATACCGTTTTGCTTTTGGTATCTGGCAGTATGGAATCCTGCTCTTTTAAGGTTATCGTTACCAAATGTCTTCTTGGCTATCTCTAAAATTTCTGCTTCTGTTTCAGCATCAAAATCAATATGTGTTAGCCATCTTCCAGCAACAGTGTGATACATGTGAGGTCCATCTGGTCCCATGTTCAGCGAAAGAACTTTTGCTTTGATTTTCTCAAATAGTTCTGGTGGAAAGAAGTCCAGAATAGACTTTGCTTCAACTTTAGTAGTCATTTTTTCTCCATTTTGTTAGTTTTCTCTTGAAAGAAAGAAACATTGTTCCTATCTTAAGTTCAATTTTCCCATAAGGAGTCTCTGAATAATGCTGATCATTTGTTGGTGGCCCCACTATATTTGAGAAGTACCTTTTAGGTTCATGCTCTTTCATTGTATTCCTTGTATATTTCATAAATGTGTTCAGGACCTTTGGTAAAATACCAATGATCTGGCTCTACATAATGAAAGAAAACAACTCCTATTTTACCAGTGTTGTTATAGAGAGTGTCTCTCCAATGTTCTAATTCTTCGCCCATAAACAAAATTGCTTCGTTTGGTCTTGCTGTATAGGCTTTACCGTCTATGTAGAGTGCCCATGGATCTCCTTGATAGAGAACCAAATCAAGTGTATATGTGCAGGCATTTAAATCTTTGTGCTTATGAAGGCTAATAGTCTCATCAGAATACTCTGCAAATAATGAGTATGATGAAAGCAATGTGTTGCTGTTAAAATATTCTCTAACCTTTGGCAAGAGTATTTCAGCATATTCTTTTAGAATAGGATCAGAATCACCAATTAGTTTACGCCCAAATTCATCTGTAGGCATATTTGCAAGATGAGGATTTTCCTTAAAATGCATTCTTAGCCTGTCAAAATCAGCAGGGCTTAAAACATTTTTAATTAATCCAACTTCTTTATTTATGCCATCCATTGGACCACCACATATCTTAGTCCATCTGTGACTGGATGAACCTTATGATTGTACATAAAATTGGAAGGGAAAATGAGAAGATCATTCTTCTTAGCCTTAAATCTTAATCCATATCTACCAAACTCTACATCTCCACCTTCATACTCATCATTTAAGTAATAGGTTAAAGATAGTCTACGAGTAAAGAATGGATGATCATCTATGTGGTCATGGAATTGCTGACCTTTTCCATACCGCAAAAGTTGTGGGTTTTCAAACTTTTCTATTTTTGCAAAGTATGTACCCATATATTGATCTAAACAAGGCTTTAGGTTGTTGTGGAATTCTCTTGTAAATTCCGCCAAAACTCCAGTCTCTTCTGAAGTATGATGTGGAAGCATAATAAAATCAGTATCTCTGGCTTTGGTATCTGTGCCAGATTCATATTCATCTTGATTTACAAGTACTTCTGCTGGTCTCCAAGATAGACCTTCTTCTTGAATACGCTTTATGTATTCTAAAGAGTTTGGAAATATGTCTTCAAATACGACTATTCCTGGTGCTAATTCATTCATGCTTGCCCCACTTTCCTATTGGACAGGCTGCTTCTTTTAGTGTAGTTTTTAACTTCATGAAACAGCCACATTTCTTACATTGGTGTGTTATTTTCATTAATTCAGGACATGACTCGCAAATAGAAAATCTTTCCTGAGCAACTTCTTCAGATACCTTAGAATCAGTTACAATAATATCCCAAGGTCTTGTGTCTCCAAGATTCTTTTTCCATCTTTGATATGGAGATAGATTCTCTTCGTTATTCTCGTTCTGGCTCAATTAGTGCCCCGTTTACATACTTCCATCCTAAATGAATAGGATTCTCGTCATCAGTTGGTGCTGCCTCAATCTCAATGATTTCTGGATTAGACAATAGAGTGGCTGCATATCCAGCATTTCTTCTGAACTTAGCACTTCCATCGCCTTCATCTTCAAAATACATTTCATATCCAACTTCGCCATCTACGACAAAGATAAATTTTCTTTTCATTTATTTCTCCTCAAGGTTAAGTATATCATTGTTTTCACTTTTTATCATTAGCATGGATCACAGAATCCACCTGATAGAACTCCACCACAAGGAGTACAGCAGGCAGTAATTGTACAACCATCAATTGAGCAATCACAACAATTGCTTGATCCACATCGTGTTGGACCACCTGCTGCAGGTGTGCATCCAGGATCAGTACATCCTGTTGGAGGACTTACTGGAGGTACAACTGGCGTTGGTGGGCTAACTGGAGGCACCACAGGTGTTGGTGGGCTCACAGGTGGAACTACTGGAGTTGGTGGGCTCACAGGTGGCACCACAGGTGTAGGTGGGCTAACTGGAGGTACAACTGGTGTAGGAGGACTTACTGGTGGTACCACAGGAGTTGGAGGACTTACTGGTGGCACAACTGGAGGTACTACAGGAGGTACTACAGGAGTAGGAGGACTTACAGGAGGAACTACAGGAGGTACGACTGGAGGAACCACAGGTGGAACCACAGGAGGTACTACTGGAGGCACTACTGGTGGAACAACAGGTGGCACTACAGGTGGAACCACTGGAGGTACGACTGGTGGTACTACTGGTGGAGCAATGTATCTATTTTGGATACCTATTCCACTTGGGTCACGCTGTAATGGACTCACTTGTTCTCCTAATTATTTAATATTAAGCATATCTATTTTGTGAAGCAAGAACAGTAAATGTGGCTGCCCCTGTCTTTCTAATTGTGTAAACATAAACATCGTTTGAGTTAGCATTTCCTGCTGCTGGTGCAGATCCACCAAGCCACTTAGGAACAACTGCTGACCCATCAACATTAAATGCTGTTGGATAGTAGGCTACTGCACCATTTGGTGACTCAAATACAACAGAGATTTGTTCTCCAACTGCCATGATTGAATCAAGAGTTTGTGAGCCATCACCACGAACATTAATTGTCCAGTTACCTGTAGCATTGGCTGTACGGATATTTACTGCAGCAGTAAGAACATCAAGAGTAATTGCTCCTGTCGCTGCTACTGCAGAAATATTTGCTGTTTCCTTTGGTGATGTTAATGTTGCATTTGTTGATATTGAGATGGTTGGAACTGGCCCATTTGGGTTAAGAATTGTTATTCCAGGCCCTGCAGTCAGACCAGTCACATCGCCAGTACCAAATGACTGCCATGTAGTACCATCAAAATAAACTGTTGTATTAGTATCAGCAAGGTAGGCAAACATGCCTTCCTGACGAATAGGTGCTGTCAGGGCAGCGTCTCTTGCTGCAGCATCAGCAAAGTACATGATTGATTGATTCTGCAGGTAGTATTGCACCTGTGCTGCTGTTAGAACATCACCTGTTGTAAAGGTTCTGTAACCAGCGTTTGGACTGCCTGTAGGCATGTTATTCTCCTTATGTTAGTATGATAAAGCGTTCTGGTCAAGCACACCCTGAGTGTCAGAATTCAGAATGAATGCTTGAATAATTGGTTCCTGTGTAAAGAATTTAGTCATCCATGTTGTAGGTGTCACATCATGCTGAACACCTTGCACGAATAACTCTTTTTCAATTGTTGAGCCACCAGGCATTGACTTATATACGAAGATTAAGCGATAAATATCTGTTGTTAATCCAGCCACATTTAAGTCATTAGCATCAGTAGACAAGGTTAATGTCATGGAATCAACTCTGAGTTCAGCATTTTCTCTTGCTACTAATAACATGTTTGCCTGATCTTGTGTTTCTTGGTCATTTGTTACAAGAAGATTGCTTCTTTGACCAGACTTAACAAAATATTTATCAACACTGTCTTGGCTATAGGCAAACCCTGGAGTTCCTCCACCAACCTTTGTGACAGTAATATCGTTTAGAACAAGTTGATCATCATAAGCAATGTCTACATTAACATATGGAAGACCTATTCCTGTATCAGAAAATACACGAGGTCCAGCATCTGCTAATTCAGAAACATCTGTACGGTCAAGAAATCTTGCAACTCCTGTAGGCTGAATATAAAATGCACCAAACTCTGATTGCTCTATTGTCTGAATTGCCTGAAGAATATTTCTTTCTCCACCTGGATCTGCCTGCATTAAAGAATCGCCAACATCAATACTTCTTAATGAACTTGGCCAAGTAGCAAAATCTAATAAATCATTTACTCTTGCTCCAGATAGTTGTTCAGGATATCCAAGAGGGGCTGTTCCTGTAGCAACATTTGTTAATAGACGGAAGCCATCAACACACTGTAGTGTAACTGTAGAATCTTCAGTAGTTCCCTGATAAAAACTTGTATCGTAAGAACTAATATATCCTGAGAACATAAAGAATCTCTGGATTACTCCGTCGCCTCTGTCTTGGTCTGCATAAATTCTTATCTTACGAAGAGGAATAACTTTTGATGTATTAGTAATTGGGTCCCAATATGGACTTGCTGAGTTCTGAGGATTAAACCATGACTCAGGATCATTTAACACTACCGTCGCAGTTCCAGCCTCAAAGTTAGAAAGAATACGGTTACGACCTCTACGAGTAGAGACTCTTCTTACTTTATCAGTAACATCAACAATCTCTGCTGGAGCATCTGCAAGAATATTTGTATCTAAAATACCAAAATTAGCGTCGCCAAGGATAAAAGGATATCCAAATGATGGACCATTTGAAAAGTCAATTTCTACTCCAAGGACAGGTTTTGACATTCTATATCGCCTGCAATGTTATTGAATTACCGTTGTACTGAGCATTTAAGAGTCCGTTTCTGACTGTCTGAACTAAGTCTTCTTCAGTAGTTACAGATCCTGCAACATTGACAGTAACATTTGTTACGCCACCAGCCATTAGATTTCCACTATTGATTGATGATGCGTTAGCCATAGTCATTGATCTAAATCTAAACTTTTCATCATAGTCCATTGTACGAGATGCTGCTGCATCATTCATAGCATCCTGGGCTTCTTTTGCTCTAAACTTTGACATTGCTGTGATGTTGTCTTGTAGGGCTTGTGCTTGTTCTGCAGCCTTTAGTTGGGCTGCTATAGATGCTGCACCTATTGCTCCAGATTCCTTTGAGGCAAGATCACTTGGTCTTACTCCTGCTGCAGCCTTTGCTGCTGCATCCATATCTCCCTTAGCCTTTGCTGCAGCGTATGCTGCTGCTGCTGCTGCGGATGCTGCTGCATTCTCTGCTGCCTTGCTTGCTGCTGAGTCTGTCTTAGAGCCACCCAATCCATCTGTTTTTGGAGGAATAACTGTAGGAGGAATTACTGTAGTTGGTGGATTAAGTTTTCCATAGTCAAAGCCCTTAGCACTATTTAGCATATCTAAGTATCTCTTTAGTGCTGCTGTTGCAAACTCCCACTTAATAGCCAATTGAGTTACTGGGTCTAAGAATGTTCCTTCATAATCAAAGTCTGCACCCATAGTACGAATGTACGCATTAACCTGTTCTTTGCTTATGCCCCACTTTTGAGACAATGCAAAGAATGCTTCGTCATCAGCAAGTCCATCATGAACTGTAGCAACAAGGTCTGCATAGATTCTTGCTTCTTTTTCAGTCTTAAAGAATCCTTGTTGTACTAAATCAAAGACTTCTGATGAACTTAAAAGACCATCTTGAATACGCATATAAACTTCAAGGAACTTCTGAGCCTCTGCTTCGCTGGTATTCCACAAATCAGCAAGAGTTTGAATTTCTTGAGTGCTAATTACCTGGTCTTCTACAGACTTTACAAGGTGAATGTATGCTACTACAGCAGAACCAGATATGCCCCACTGCTTAGATAATTCTTCAATTTCTTTAGTATCAAGTTTTTGATCAGCAAGTACCTTTTGAATATCTGCATATCGCTTTGCCAATGTCTCTCTTGCTTCTAATAGGAAGTTTTCTTCCTTTAGTCTTTCAAGTTTAGCCATTTCTTCTTTAGCAATAACGCCTTGCTTTTCTAATAGTTTTGCTGCTGCTGCCAAATTAACTAAGTCAGTCTCTTTATCTATAGCACTGTCTTTAGTTATATTTAGTTGCTTTCTAATCTTTAATATGTTTGCATCAATCTTAGCCTGCAATGCAGCGTCTTTGGCTGCCTCTGCTGCTTCTTTGGCTGCTGCGGCTGCTGCTTTGGCTCTGGCTGCTGCTGTCTTCTTTGCTGCTGCTGCAGCGACTTCAGCCTTATACTTTTCTGCTGCTGCTCCACCATAGACTTGCTTGGTTAAATCAAAAGTTGTCTTTACTGTTTTTTCTTCAATTCCAAGAAGAGATTTTAGTATATTTTTTGCAGCAAGAGTTGCTGCTCCAAACCCAAGGAATCCAGTAATAAGTTTACCTACGGCTGATACGGCCTTGCCAAGTAATTCAACAAATCTACCAAAGTATCCTGCTTCTGTAGTTTTTACAAAATCCTCAAACTTATCTGCAAGTTTTCCTACTTCTTTTCTGCCATTTTTAAATAGACCAATTACGGTACCAAATATTTTATCCATAACAGACATTCCCTTGCCAACAACCTTAACGGCTCTGCCAAGTAGCAAGAAGTTAATTGCTAATTCTATCCAAAATTTATTTCTTTGTAGGAATGAGGCTATTTCTCCAATTACGCCTAATAGTTTAAGAGACAGTTCAGCAACATCTTTTAACCCTGTTCTAAGTTTGTCTCCATTTGCCTTAATCCATTCCTTAACTACTGGAATAACATCGCTTTGAAGAATTTTTGCAAAATCTTTTACTACAGGAAGAAGTTCGTAGCCTAATGTTTCAAGGACTTCTCCATATTGCAATTTTAAGTTTGTTAGTGGATCAAGATCTGCAAGTGCTTCTGCTGTACCACCATAGGTAGTAGCAAGAAGTGCAAATACATCCTCAGCCTTCATTCCATTAGAAATGAGTCCAGATAGTTCTGGTGATAATCTCTTTAATGCAGTGAGGTTTCCTTGCTGTGCTCTTGTAATTGCTGTAGTTACTGATGCTAAATCTTTTCCAGTTGCTGCTGCAACATCAAGACCAATAGACTGCAATCTTTGTGCTTCAGTCAAATCGCCTGTAGCAATATAAAGTTGTGCCAAACTTGCTCTTAATAATTCGTCCGCAGTATTTGTGCGGAACATGGTCTTTTCAATATAGTCTTCTGCTGCAGCGATTGCTTCTTTTGTGGCTCCAGTAGTATTGGCCATAGCCAATGCAAGTTGTGCCTGAGACTTTGAGTCATCAATTGCTGCTTGAACTGCTTCAGTACCAATTTTAACTGATAGAGCAGCAGTTGCTGTTATAGCAAGAGCAAATGATCTTCTTGTTTTTCTACCAAAATCATCAAACTTCTTAGTAAGTCTTGCTATGTCTTTTTGAGCAGCCTTAGATCCTTTATCAGAATATTGAGTGAGGATTCTGGCAATTACTGCACCTGTAGCCATATTATGAAGTCCTCCTCATGTTTAAATTTTTTTGTAAATTTGCTTTAAGGTCATCTAATGCATTTGCAACATTCTTTTCAATTCTTGGTCTATTTTTATCTACAGACTTCCAAATTAAACGAGAAGCATTTCCAACCTTACCTTCTATATTGCTAATAAAGCCATTCTTTCCAGAAGTTTTATTGCTTCTACCAGCCAATTCATAAATAACACCTGCTGCTGATCTATTCTTTAGTGCACCAGCATTAGTTGTATAGTCCTTACGAACTTTTCTTTCAGCCTTTGATACGCTGATTCCACCTTTAATAATGCTTTGATCCCATGCAGGCCATCCTGCACCACCACGAGAGCGAGGATTACGGGCAGGTTGAGTATTCCATCCACTAAGTGGTGGTTCAGATTTGACAAAGCCCAATGCTTCTTTTTTAGCACCACTTAATTCTGAATTAACCAGTTTATTAAATGCTTTGACTGCATCCTTATCAAATTGCTCAAGTGCTTGTTGTGTCTCTTTAACACCAACTAACACTATTGCTCTGTCTCTACTCATTACCTACTCGCATCCTTTGATCGCTCCTTGAGATAAATAACAATTGCTTCAAGTACACCATCAGGTGCCTCAATTAAGTCTGTTGGAGATAATCCTGTCTCCACAGAGATCATTGCTAATGTATATGTTAGGCTGTCTCTGTGGATTCTGAATTTGGGTCTGAGTCCAATTCTACACTATCAAGTGTATCAAGGAAGGCCTCTCCAAAAGGCTTAACTACCTTTCCACCGTCCTTCATGGCTGCCCATGCAAGGAAGTAGATATGTTCCATCTTCTGGTCTTCGCTAAGCAACTTAGCAAAACCCTTGTTGTATTTGTTTTCAAAAGCAACCAGAGTCTTAGGACGAAGTGCATATGTGCCTTCATCTCCATCTGATGTTCTTACTTTTATTCTTAGTCCGTCCATTTATGTGCCCCTTTTCTAAGGTTATGTATTTTTATCAATTGGACCATTAATTGGCCAATTAACATTGATTGTTGATATTGCTCCAACTCCAGCATTTAGCGGAGTCCATTCAGTTACTAAAACCTGAAATTCATATTCAGGATTTGTTCCAGACACTGCAGCAGTAGTAGGCTTTATTTTACAAAGTACTCTTGCTCCAATCCAGTCGTAAATGATATCTTCAACAGAGTTGGTTGCGAAATCTTGGTAAAACTCAAAATTAACTGAATTAGTACCAAGACCCGCAATTACCCTCTTATATGTTTGTCCAACTTCTGTAGTCTCAACGATTTCATGAACAGTTGCAAGTGTGATGCTTGAAATGTGGTCGCTGAAATCATAGATAGAACCAACTGGAACAGGTGGAGTGACTGAGAAGTCAAGTGCCTGAAAAGTTACATTCGCATTAGTTAAGACTACTTTAGCCATGATTAAGGAGTTGTATCCTTAACGATTGCTCCTGTGATTGGCCATGTAACAGATGCTGTTGCCAATTCGCCAACTGCACCGTTTAGTGGAGTCCACTCTGACACAACGGCCTGGAATTGATATTCAGGATTCGTTGATGTGATAGCAGAAGCCTGTGGCTTCACATTGATTGCTGTTACTGTACCCAAAAGTGGGTAGATTGTTGCTTCAACAGATGAAGCGTCAAAGTCCTGGTGGAACTCAAGAGTTACTGAGTTATCCGCAAGACCTGCAATTCTTGATTTTGCTGCAGCAGGTACATTTCCTCCCGCAAATGCAGTGGTCTCAAGAACATCGTAAGTCGTTGATAGTGTTATGCTGGCGATATGATTGCTAAGATCAACACCACCAATTGTAACATCAACATTCGTAAGTACTATACGAGCCATTGTTATTATTCTCCTTCATTATTAATTGAGTTAAAAACAAATGCTTTTGGTTCTTCCTTCTGCACTTGTGGTTCTACTTGTGTTTCTTCTTTTACTGCCTTTGGTGTCTGTCCTGCTTTTTTGATATTACCAGATAAGATTAGATGGTCAACATTTGCTCCATACCTAATTATATCATCTTGGGTAAGTTTTTCACCATTAATCTTACCGCAAACTTTTGTACTTGAGGTTACTATATATTCCATTATATTCTCCTTAGCCCCAAATTGTGAGGTTGTAACGATAAGATAAGAATGTTTGCTCTCCAGAATTGTAAGTACCACTTTCAGCACTTATAACTCTAAGAGTATCAACAAGGCCACCTAATGATCTATCTGACTCAATAGCAGTTTTGATTGAACCTTTACCACTTCCAGCCAAATAGTTATCAAGAGCATCTTGCCCTGTTCTTTCAGATATTCTCTGAACAATCACATAAACATCAACAGATGCTTGGTCTAAGCCACGAGCATTATCAATATCAAATGTGAAATCTAATTGTCCTACTACTGCACATGGCGGAACAATAACATCTGGAATTAGGTCATAGACTCTAAGTCCTGTAATTGTCTGTAGGTTTTTCTTTAAAGCGTCTCTTACGCCATTAACATTGGTAATAGCCATTAGTAAGCCAGTCCAAAGTTTCTACGATATGTCTTTAATAGCATCTCAACATCTGGATCAAGGCGAGAATTAAGACGAACTGTTCCTAATTCTACAGAGCCTGCAATACCAAATGGAGATTGCTTTCTTACAAATAATCTTGCTGCCTGAATCTTGCAGGCTAATTCAACTTCATAAGGAACTGAGGACCAGCCCCAAACTCCAGTAATCTTAACTGTCTGAGGAAAGAAATAAGGAAATACATATGTCTGAATTGCTAATAGTCTCGTAACTGGCTTCCCAGTCTCTGGATTATTGATAGGCTCATACATAACATCTGTATCTAAGTTCCAAATCTGAGTAAATGGACCAGATTGATTTGCTCTTGATGCTATCTCTGTAGGTTCAATAAGGTCATCTATCTCTAAGTACCACGGATTTACAGGTGTATAGTATTTTGTTACTGGATTTAACAGCGTACCTTCTTGGTAGAAGCCTCTTTGACAGTAGTCATCAATCATACGGCTTGCAGAAAGAATAGCCATCTGAATTTCAGCATCATCGTTACTGTCTTCAATTTGCAGGCTATTTCGTACATCTGCTAATGTTGTATAGACATTATTAGGCTGAACGCTTTGACTGAGTGTAGGTCTACTCATTTGCTCCTCTTCTCCAATTTAGGCAACATTGCTTTTTCCATTTTAGGTAAAGCAGTTGCTGTTTCTTTCTTAATTCTGAAAATATTTTTAATTCTTTTCATAAGTTCCTTTTTAAAAAGGGACAGGCTACCAAACGGGGCATCTGATAGCCTGCCCTTTCCTTAGATTGCTCTAAGTTTTACATAGACGAACTATGTAAACTTTAGAATGTAGGTGTTACGAGACCAGTTCCTGAGATCTTTGAGAATGCTCCTGGGTAACGACCTGCAGTTGCTGCAGCATAGCCGTATACAACTGACTTGATTGTTAGTGAGCCAGCACCAGTTGCATCAAAGTTCAATGCGAATGGTGATCCTGCTTGCTCCCATAGGTGGAACTCTGGTGCAGTTACGCAGTAGATTTCATCTTCTGTTCCGCCACCAGCAGTTGTTGTAACATTTGCGTCTGCAATGATTGGAAGACCCATCAATGTGTAACCTGAGTTACCATAGTATGCCTGTCCTGCACCTGTTGCATATGCATTCATTGGACCGTTCAACGCTGGAACTACCAATGGACGACCTGACAAATCTACTGCTGAGAGTAGGAATGCAAGGCGACGAGGATGCATTACCCAGTGTGTTGGGTTCATGAATGCATCAGTTTGGATTTGCTGGTAAGCATCTGCCAACTTTGGATACAGTTCTGCAACTGATGGAGATGCATCATTGTAAGTAACAGAGTTGATACCTACAGTGTTTGATAGACCAAGGATAGAACCTGATGTTCCATCTCCATTTAGGATCTGGTTATCAAGTGTTGTGTGCCATCCACGGATAAGGTCCTGGATAATGAATGAATCAATACCTGTACCACGCTCAATCGCCTGCTTTGAGATATCCTGTTGTCCTGCGATTGTACGAACATTCACAGTCAATAGTGTATCGTCAGCATTTGTATTTGATACTGCATCATTTTCAGCAGCCTGAACTGCAGTTGATGTACCAGTAGTCATGCGTGAGATATTTAGTGTCATACCTGCTGCTGGCAAAGGCATCTTGTTTGTTGCGAAGTCTGCTGTTGGGCGACCTGCACGAGCAAGTGGTGCTGCAAGATCAACAAGGTACTGTGGAATTACGAGACCAGCAAAGTTGCCAGTTCCTACTGAGCGACGCTCAACTTCCTCTTCACGAGTGTGACGAGCAAGACGCTCTTGTGCTGCGTAATCGTTACCAAACTTAGCATTGAATGCATCCTTTACGAATGAAACATCTGCATTGTCAGGTGAGTATGTACGAGCCTCAGATGTGATCTTTGTTGTAGCAGTACCCTTTGGCATTACAACATCAGCCACTGCTGATCTTGCTTCTGCTGCCTTAGCATCTGCTGCTGCCTGAGCAGTCAACTTTTCAATCTTTGAATCCAATGAGCGTGACTCTTCAACAAGGCTATCAACCTTTGCTGATTCATCTTCTGTAAGGTCTGTACGATTCTCTGCAGCAACTGCCTCAAGAATTGCGTCCATCTCTACCTTAACTGCATCACGGCGTTCAATTACTTTGTCTAAATAAGACATTTGTCGTTCTCCTTTTGTGAGTTATTTTAGTTTGAGGTGGTGGTTATGGATTTCACGACGCTTACGGGTGTGAGCCTAACTCCGACTTCAGTCCTATCTTTTACAATAGGAATATTATTT